TAGGCGGATAGTAATCCATAGGCATCACTTTCTTTAACGCCACCACAGTATCTCTGATAACTTGCTTTTCTTTATCTTCAAAACCCATTCGATACGTCTTAAAAATAAGAGCCACATTCTCTTTACCCTGAAAAGCAGCCCAATAAGCCTTAATTAAAGCCATTGGGTGCTTTCTTTCAGTGAATTGAGAGATCGCATAGAACTTATAAGCGTCAGGCTTTACGCCTTTAACTTCATAAGGAGCCACGTTTTCAAACTCTGAGAGATCAATTCCGTGCGGGACACTAAAAACCGGCACCGTTACTCCTGACTGCTTGTAAACGTCTACGCTCCATTCACAGGAAACGATACAGGCTTCGGAAGCGGCATTGATGTAGTTAGGCCAGTCAGGATGAAGCTTGCTGGTCTCCCAGACACAGTAGCCTATATTTGTCTTGTAAGGCTCATGAAAAGCAGCCCAATGCTCGGGGGTCAAATGAGTGATTACTATGTTGTAATCAATTTTTTTATTGACAAGGCTTTGTAGTATTCTCCCATTCTCCCCAAAATCGGTCTTTCCCTGCTCAAAAGACACAGCGTTTATTGTTATAGGCACACCCAATTTATGGAGAGCCAGAACATATCCTCTAGCTGCCTGACCATACCCAGACATATCAAACATCGGGCCTACATACCTAATACCTTTAATTTCCATGTTAGAACTCCTCAGATTTAATAGCCTGTGGAACAGCCGGATTAATAATTTCTACAGGCTGTTGTTCCTGAGACATCATTTCATTATATGCTCTGTCGAATAATTTCATCCATTGAGGTACAATGTGTTTCAACCAATCCATGTTATTAATGATCCATTTATAACCATTCTCGGCTTTTTGATCGGCTTCAGCTGGATTGTCATGAATGTGAACCAATGTACGAACTAAATCTTCTACATCAGTTAAAGGTCTTACAACCTCATTATCAAACTGAATAGTTGTGTAAAGACTAGGATTATTTCCACTCTTACACAAATAGCCAGTCTCGTCAGTAATAAATTCTGGCAGCATTGTGTTAGCCGGCATAACGATGGGCGTCTTGGCAGCCAAAGCCTCCATCCACGCTAAACCAAATCCCTCACCTAAAGTGGTACTGACTACAACATCGCTTGCGTTATAAATCAAGTTAACAACATGTCTTGGATATCCTTGATTGGGCCCGAAATTTTTAGGAAAGATTACGTCCTTAGTTGTGTCCAACTCCATCTCCTGACAAACCGCACCAAGATCCCAACCCTGATCTTTAATAGCCATGTGCAGATATAGAATTGAATTAGGAACCTGCTTTCTAAATTCCTTGAAAGCTCTAATGGTTCTTGGAATATCTTTTCTTTGCTGATTTCTATTCAAATTCGTAATCACGAAATGATCTGCATATTGTCCAAAGAATTGTTTCCTAAATGCTAGAACATCACTCTTGGGCACTGGGAAATATTCTCTGGTGTTAACTCCATGAGGAATAACCAAGACCTCTTCTCTGTATGGAAGCTTCTTCAAGAATTCTTGCTTTCCGAACTCTGAATAAGCAACCAAATAGTCAGCGTGATTTACATTCTTAGCCCATGGTTCTTTAACCACCGAATCAACGGGGAAATAAAGAATTGACTTGTAAGGCTTCTGCTTGCTAGTCTTCAAATGAGGCATCAAGGTCGGTAAGAAATCAAGAATAAAGCTATCCTGTAAGAAGAATATCAAATCAAAATCCATACGAGGAATCATATTCAAAACCTTCTGTCTCCCATAAGGATCTCTTTCACCATTTGTACCTGTAGGCCAAATTCTGTAAGGAAATTCATGTGGATCACCCCAGTAATTGATGCCCAGGATATCAATATCGTACTTACCGCTCTTTTGCAACCCCTCGAAGATGTTTCTTGAGACTGTGCCAAAGCCAGTAGCACAGGTCGGTGAGTCGCAATAAGCCAGTACCTTAATCTTTTTACTGGGAGCAGCCATAACCTTAGGCCCTTCCGTAATTACTTTTCTAACTTTTTTCCTTTTAGACATAGTTTCCTCCTATTATTCGTAATCATTAACAGTAGTAGCTTTAAAATTCTTGACGTTTAAAAAAGGTGTAGTAAAATACTTCTTAGAGGTTTCCAAAATTCTTTCTCTACCCGCCGGATATTTGATTAAATATTCATCGACTTCTTTCTTGGAAATACTAGCCATCCTCAAAAAATCTTCCAACGGAATGTTTTCATAAACTATCTTTGGATCGTAAGAAGTATACGAATTCTGCCTTATAACAATTTGTTTTTCTTGACCAACTACCTCTTGCTCATCAGATTGAATTTTGTTCAAAATAAAATCACGCAATATCTTTTCTCTGTTGTCGAGAATACGCTTGCGGTTCTTTATCTCCATGTATTCTTTGACCAATTCATTACTGCTGTAAGATTCAGGATCACGCTTCACAAACGTCTTGTTGTCAATGGCGTCTTGATAAGCGGAGCAATGTTCTGTAAAATCACACCAGTTACACATTTCATTAAGAACTGGATTAGCGTACTCTTGTTTCAGTTTTAACAACTCAGTATGAATGGCTGTTAAATACTCAAGAAAAGACGCTCTCTCGGAATCAGTTCTATAGGTGATCGCCTGCTCGCCGCGCAAATAATCGAGACATAAGACGATCCTCTCATAATCAGGATACTTAATTTTAGCGACCGCGTCATACATAGACAACTGAATGTCGGATTTCAACTGGTCAGGGGTCTCAAAATACTTGGATGTCTTATAATCACTAACGAAAAGTGTACCTTCTCGTAGTTCTTCCACCTTATCCATAGCACCCATCAACAAAACTCCTTGATCGGTATAAACTTCAAATTTGTCTTCGACGGTTAGGATTTTACCATTAGAAAAATTGTTTTTCAACTTACCCATAACCATCTGAAAACCATCATTGTAGATGGTAGTGTCCGAAATCCCTTCTCTCGCCGCTACTTTTTTATACCTATCCTTTATTTTTTCAATGTGCTCTTTCGTAAAACCCTCACTTTGCTTCCAAATATCTCCAGCCAATGCCAGCGCCTCATGCACCGCCAACCCCAACTTAAATGAGACATTGGGTTTGCGAGGTAAATGTAGTACATAATTACACCAGTACTTCCATTTACATTGAAGATACATGGTCATCTTGGTTGCAGACATCGCAATAGATTCTTTTTCACCATTATTCATGTTCATCGTCATGCTCCTTCAAATATTTTATCCAATACAAGCCTTGCAAAATGGAGTCAGTAATATCATTTCCACTCTTAAAATCTAATTTATCCAAGGTTTTCTTATACTTATTAACCACAAAATCAAAAGCTTCTTCTTTACCCTTAACACCGAAACAACTTCTAACAGTGTTTGGACTTAAAAAAATCGGTTCCGAACAATCAACGATACCTTCAATATGCAATTCATAGCAAAGCAAATGCAAAACTCCTATAAACTGCATCAACGTCTTCAGTGTCTTGACGTTCTTCATATAGGTCTCTTCAATTAGGACATAGTTTGGTTTATACTTTCCTAATAGTTCTTCAGCATCATTCTTGAAAATAAACAATCTGGCTACTACAGGCAGGTCGCAGATAACAGATCTAGTGATTAAGCCGTAGCTTTTTAACCGCCCGTCATCAAAAAAAGACCATCCAGTAGAAATTGAAGAGACGTCGAATGAGAGTATTTTCATTAAAGAATCTCCCACTCGAATTCACAATCGGAACAATGAAATAAATTCGCTTTCTTTTCATGAACCAATATCGAGTCGCATCGAATACAGTGACGTATCTTATCGACCATCTTCGCTTCCAACGGCGCATCGCCTACAACAGCTTTGCAAAGATCCTCACAGGTTTCTTTTATTAAGTCACCCTTCATCACGTAAGGATCGTTTAGAATTCTACCATTGGCAGTTCTAAAACAAAGTTGACAATTCTTACAAATCCAGTACCCCATCAAGATAATCTTTTCACAGGTATCACATGGGATTCTGTCTTCCGCCATCACACCAACACGATCGCTTCCACAAGCCGGACAATTCATATTAGTCCTCCTTAATCATTTCGATTATGTTGCCGACAACTTCAATTTCTTTATCCCTAATGATCAAACCGATTGGAGCAAAAGCCTGGCCGTCCTTCAAATCTGGATACTGCGTAGTCACAAATAGCACTCTTGAAAGATCAGCAAGAGGAACTCTTAACTCCTTACCTTTCGGGCCGTCAAATTCTTGCAGAAAATTGAATTCGGCATTTTGATCCTTCATAAACTCAGGATCAACCTCAGAATACTTACCTTCCCTCGGCAGCGTTACCGAAAAAGCTTGCTCATACACCTTGAATTTGTAATTTCTCGCAGGTAAAAAAATCGCTGTGGGCGTACCAATAACCGTAATACTCTTCAAATTGTCAAAAAATTTCTCTGTATCTTGTGTTGGCTTCTTCTTACTCATGATTTCCTCCTAAAAGTTCTTTAGTTTCTTCAACACTTAAATCTGCCGGGTCGGCATCTACGTATGGTAAGAAAAGAGGTGTCATCCTAATTTTTCCATCCATATCCGCTAATGCGTGTTTCACACCCTTCATTCCTGCTGCATCCATATCAAAAAGCAAGATAAGATTGAACGCATAACTATACAACAAATTCTGTTGGCCTGGAGTAATCTTACTACCCATGCACGCTACAACATTCTTATATCCCGCCATATACAATCGCCATACCGACTTAAATCCCTCTACCACAATGATTGTTCTTGATTCATCTAAATCATCTTTAGCTCTGTTTAAATTATACAGAACAGTATCTTTTTCAAAATTTCTGGTCAAGATGTATTTGTAATCTTCGTCTGCTTGACCCGTAATGTCTCTACAACTATAGGCTTTTAAGACCCCATTCACGTCTCGTATGGGAACAACATCACGTTGAAAACCGTATCTATCCACATAACCACCGCCTACTTCAAACAGATCCAATACTTCTTTAGTAAACCCACCATTTTTCTCTTTCTCAAAGAAATCAGATCTGAATTTTCTGAAGCTTTTCAAGTACTCTTCGCTTACTAAGGCGGAGGGAACTTGCCTATTATCAGTCATCATTTCGATGAATTTTTTTCTATCCCGCGCTTTTTTGTATTCGAGATAGGATGCTTCGTCGTAAACATTCACACCCGCCATAGTCTCTAAATACTTAACGGCTTCGGCAAAGGTGAAGTTTAACACATGCATAACAAGACTGAAAACATCATACCCGATATCGTCTTGACAACTATGAGAATAACAAACCCAGTTCTTGGTCTCCTTGTTCATTCGGAAGGCACTTTTATTGTCGCCACCATGGACTTTACAAGCACACCTTACTTCTCTCGAATTAGATCTGGTGACCGTGAAACCTAAAGCCTGTAAAAGCTGTTCAGCGTCAAGGGCTTCTTTAAGACGAGCCAGTCTAAATTTCTGGTCTTCTTTAGGATCTATCGAAAACTGTGTCTGCATCATCCCCATCCTCATCTAACAGAGCTTTTCTGTTATATTCGATGTCTTCTTCCTCTTGATATTCTCTATTCTCATAATCAACTACTTGCGCTTCCGCTTCCCACATTTGCAAATTGGTTTTTCTAAACTCAAAACCAATGCCATCTTCAGTAGTTGTGCCACCGCGGCGGCTGTCCGTAACTATCAACTTATATGTTCCGCCTGCGAGACCGACCTTATCGATGTCTTCTTTCTTTTTCTTCTTAAAGAAGATCAAAACATCCGCGTATCTCAAGATTCTATCACTATCAGCAACGTCATCTTGTCTGTTGATCTGATTTGCGCACAACACCGGTACTTGTAGTTCACCAGCTAAATCCTTAAGCGCTGTGGTAACATCACCAAGGAGTTGGTGTTCTTTCTTATTACTAAAATTAGCGCCTGGCGGAGCTTTGATGTAATCAAATACTGCTAATTCAATATTCTCAACATACTTATATTTCTTATACAAAGCCATCAACCTGTCTATAGAATAACCAGGCATATATTCATGAAAGAACTTGCCTTGCTTAATCAATTTCTGAGCCTGTTGAATATTATAATACTCTTGTTCAGAATACCCACCGTGCTTTATTCTACGTTCAGGTACTCCAGAAATCATTGATATAATACGAGGCATCCATTCCTCGAAACTCATTTCGGTATCAACATATAAAACCGGCTTTCTTGAGAAAAGCGCGACATGTTTACCCACCGTAGAAAGAAATGTGCTTTTACCATTCTTTGGGCGCGCACAAAAAACTGTCAATGTTCCAGGCGGCAGCCCATCAATACGCTTATCTAATATAGGAAACCCAGTACTCAAACCAGAAATTTCTATAGCCTGCGCTTTCCTAGCTTCGATATACGCATCGACATGATCACCTAAATTAATGGCTTCTCCAACCGCCTTAGATTGCATAGAGATGGACATGATTTCGTTAGTTGCACTACCAATCATATCTATCGCTAGACGATCTTCATTCTTTGCATCACTATATATAGATTGTAAATTCACGTTCAAACGTGAATAAAGTTGGTACTTAGTACTACTATCTAAAACTTTATCGACATAAAAACGGAGATTATCATCACCCAACTCCATGTTAGCTATTGATTGTATGTATTTAATTCCGCCGAGAGACGCCAAAACCCCCTGTTTATCTGCTTCTCCAACGACTAGAGCGACATCTAGTTGGGAGATCCTTCGTTTAATCAACTGACCAAACAAAACCCACAAAGTCTGATGGTCAGAATTCAAAAAATCCTTACTAGATAGTTTTGAAGCTATGATGTGGTAATTCGATACTGCGTGAAAGCAGTAAGATAAAACTGCTCTTTCGTGTGATGGATTACAAAAAGCGTCTTTCTGTAATTGCTCAGACATTAAATTCTCCTTTCATCACGAGAAAACTTCTGCTCAACTTCTCGCCTAGTTAATTCTCTTTTCAAACTGTTGATTAGTTCGATGTAATACTTCTCTAAGTTCTCAGTCATTTGAATTTCGCACTCAAGTAGTTCAATGGCATCACTAATGATCTTAAGTTCTGCGGAAGCCTCTATTACTTTAATACGCTTCTCTTGAACTGTCTTAGCTTTTATGTCCGATTGAGCCACGTATGAATCTACTATGTGCTCTTTCTGCATCAACAATACCTTGCTTTTGTTTATCTGCGAAGTAAAAAAGACTAGAAATTGCGACAAGCCAATTGCATACTGACTTATCTTGGCTGATTCAGTAGCCTCAAGATTTCGTGGATCAAAAGCAAAAACTTCATCCATCAAGCCTGCATTACGAGGCATCTTGTACACCATCAATTCTTCTGCTCGTTCATCAAGTCGCGCTGTTAGATCTATCATGATGCTTCACCATCCCTACTTCTTTCTTCCCAAATCGGCTGTTTACCAGTACAGAGATAATCTCTTACCTTTTCCTTCACTACGTTACCTTGGTTATCGGTGTAAACCTCGTAATACTCTATCCATTCACCGAACATACCAACCTGCTTACAAAACCTAGACAAATCACAGTATTTCTTGTCTCCCAAAGATGTTCCATCATTCAGCGGCACAAAATCATTACAATCTTTAGGTGCGTCTGGATCATCGTAATGCATACCTTCTTTGATAATTATATCGGTCATGATATCATTCTGCTCCATATTCTATTGAGTAAAGTAGGTTCATCCAAAACATCGTCATCATCAAAAGAAACCAACGTCAGGCCCTCTTGTTCACAGTAAGCATGTTTCAAGCTATCACGTCTTTTAGCGGCGAGAAATCCGGCCTTATCTACATGAAAATGTTGTACAAACTCATTGTGTTGACGACCCTGTGCCTCAATTAACACGCCCAAGTCTTTGATGTAAAAGTCAAAAAACAAACGAGTTCCCTTAAAAGACACGTAGTGCTCTTTTAAGATCACGTTATGTGGGAACACTTTCTTAAGTGCTATGTAAACATCATTAGCTAGCTTACTCATTTTTCAATCCTAATCGATTTTTAATCTCAGTATCCAATTCTTTGTGCCAGGATTCATTCTCTCTAATGATATCTACCATAGATTTTTCACCCTGAACTTTTTCACCCTTGTAAATAAACCACGAACCGCTCTTCTCAATGAGCCCTAAGTCCACACCCAAGTCAAACAACTCATGTACGTAATCGTATCCTACACCATAAATCAAGTTTATACTAGCGGTTCTCCAAGGCACTGAAAGTTTATTCTTCACAATTTCAAACGCGCACTTATGTCCGATAACAAGCCCTTCATCATTGATGATTCTAGACTTTTGTGATTCTCCACCTTCAACCTTAATTCTGTTTGTAGAATAGTATGAAAGAGCTTCACCACCAGTAGGTACCCTATCGTCACCCCATTTACCAATATTGTGCCTAATCTGATTGATAAAAATCAGCATTGTCTTGCTGTAATTGGCTATTGGAGTCAATTTCAAACACGCTTTGCTCATCAAACGAGCTAGCAAACCAATATAGTTATCTCCAATATCCCCTTCTGACATACTTCTTGGTAGAAGAGCACTAACACTATCAATCACCAAAATATCCATCATACCAGTCTTCATAAGCGCTTCAGCAATCGCAAGATTATCGTCGCCGGTAAATGCTTGAACAAGATACATCTTATCCGCACTTACCCCGACCGCATTTCCCATACTTCTTACAAGCTTTGGATCCATAGAATGTTCAGCGTCAACATAAGCAACATTCAAATTACGTTTCAAAGCCTGCATACAAACACTCAAAGCAAGAGTAGATTTACCACTGCTGTTGGGCCCATAGATTTCATGAAGACGGCTACGAGCTAAACCGCCTATACCCAGCGAGGCATCAAGTGCCAGACAACCGGTCGGAACAACATCGATTTTCAAATCCTCGTGCTTTCCCAATAAACTTATAACACCTTCGCCATACTTTTTAGTAATCATCTGTTGAGTGATTTCCAGTGCGTTGGCATTTTTTTCATCTTTTGTTTCTACTTGATCTTCCTTTTTCTTAGCCATTATTTTCTCCCATCTTTGCTAACATAGCGTCTAATTCTGACGCTCGCTTTGCAAGATCCATAGAACTATCTTGCTCTCGTTCATCTACTATCTTCTGGAATTGGGCTTCTTCTTTCTGATGATGCTCTCTCGTCAAAATAAGAGAGGCTTTCTCAGTCACCCAACCAACTTTTCCTTGTCCCAAAACCCTAATATCAATAGGATCTTTAAACTTAAATTCTTCTTCATGATCAAAGATTGTGTCTACTATACGAACGCATTCTTGTATAGCATTAAATCTATTCAAACCAGTCTTCTCTCTCGATTCCACAAACAATCTAATCATTCTCAATTCAGACTCATAATTACCTTGAACGTAATACTTTCTCCATTCAGGATGCTTAGCCCACAGACGTCTAAAGAAATGTTTGCGGAGATCAGTGAGATTGACTATCTTAGAATTAACAACATCTGGCTCAGATACTTTATAACCCGCCTTGATCGCCTCGTTACGAACTTCTTCAGCGGTCTTAAAAATCTTATAACCATTCTCTTTGAGAAGAATTACAGCAGATTCGATTTGTGATTCTAGAAACAAATCGTTCGTATCTTCCTTCACAATTATCTCCTTTTAACGGTTGTAATAAGGGCTGTATGATCAGGGTTCTCTATAGACTTAAATACAATGTAGTTATTGCCTTCCTTAAAGTAAATCTCCAGATTATCACCAAGGATATTGGTTAACAACGCATCGAGAAAGAGTCCGTTCACGTCTACATCTAACGTGTCAAAAGAATTATCAAAGGTTTGCTTACATTCCGACTTGTCATTCTTAAGCAACATGTCATTACCACTGAAAGTAATCGACAATCTGTGATTATCTTCGGGATCCAACACATCCATCACCGTATGAATACTGTCATAGAAATCCAATCTCGGAACTTTGATAGTCTTTTCTAACTTGAAAAGCGCTTTATAATCAGGAAACTTCTCACCGAGTAGAATCGGCCCAATCAAATAAATGTTGTTAGATCGAATAAACGCTCTATCGCCTTCGAACTTCATGAACACTTGAGCGTCATCGTCAAGCACGCTTCGCATTGCCGAAGCCAAACCATAAGTAAATAGATAGGATTTATTGTCGATATCCGCGTTGATTGGCAACGAAAACTCCGCTAACTTAACGCCGTTGGTGCCCGCGAAAATAATCTTATCAGTCATAATGGTGATGTTCGCACCAGTCATGGCTCGTCTAACTTCGCCAGGATTGATACAATGAAGTACTCTATTCAAACCTTTCTTCAGAATTGAACTGTTGATGATAAGAAGCGGATCGTCAAAGGGCTTTGTTGCCGGGAAATCCAAATGAAAAATCGGCATCTTGAGCTTTCGATAGGATGGTTTCTCGGATGGAAAATACGTAACACTCTTAACAAGACAATCACTATCACCCTCGATGAAGTGAAAATCCTTTGTGCCATAATCCCCTACAAAAGGCACAAACTTCTGAGCGTAAGCCTTCAAATCTGTCAGTCGGAATAGGAATATCCCCTTAGAAATCATCTCAAACTTCTCAGCAGAGATTATAAGAGTGAGTCTACCTACCGCAGACTTAAAAGACAATCCAGCGTCGCCACCTTCAATGACAATCATGCTCCCCATGTCTTCATCATTAGGTTTACTAACTATAGCTAATTTAGCCAAAATATTCTGTAATTCACTTACTTCAATCTTAAATTCCATTATTTACTCCTTCTTTCTTCCAATTTCTCTTTTATGTAATCCGACTTTTTGTCAATCATCTCGTTGACGTTGTCTTCCCCGACAAAAGTTTTTATTTGATTAATCATCAGTTGAGCATCAGCCAACTCTTCAACCAATTCGTCATAACCTGTTTTTCTCTTCCGCAGAAAATGAGAACCTGCAATAATCAATTCCGCGCATTCCTCTTGCATCATTCTGATTTGACGCTCTATTCCCCAAAAGTCCACGCAATCCTTATACAACTGATTTAATTCTTCGCCTTTCACTTCTTTTCCTCTCTTCCGTCCTATGTCTATTACGAGACCATCCACTCATACCGTTTTCAAAACCACAACCACACTCCGAAATATAAACGCCACAATCTAAACAATGAACCTCATCACCGCCACAATAAGGAGTTCCGCATCTAAAAATCTCACAATAGTCTTCGCTTAAATGTTCGTGTTTACACTTCAACGCTTTCTTCCAAAATTTACTGTGTTCTGCCATAATCATCCTCAATTCTGACAACATCATCTAATTCAGGCGTACTTACTTCCAACAATTCAAAATCTTCATTCTCAAACGCCTCCATTCTGTGAATCTGGCCAGCGGGAATATGTACACTCTGCAAAGGGTTAAGCAAAATGAGCGTTCTTTTCATTGAATTTGGATGTATTTCTATAAATCCTCTGCCACCATATAAGAATAAAGTTTCGGTTTTTACTTCATGATATTGCAAACTTAACCTATGTCCCTTGGTAAGATGCAGAAGTTTAACAACATATCTATCATTTTTCTCAAGGATTTCTTCATATCCCCATGGTTTTTCTATTCTTTCAGGCACTCGCTTTCTCCACAGCACTAAACATTCTACCGACATCTTGTGCAAAAGATGTTCTTAACTCTTCCAAAGTCTCGCTTTCACACACCAAAATCGGAATCATTAAATGAGTCCCATCACCTAACTTAACATTAGTAAATCGCTCATGTACCACTGGTTTTCCATCCGTAATACCCATACAAAACGTCAAATACTTCATTTTAATTCTCCTTTCGGCAAGTTCTTAACTTCGCCAAGTCCCACGTAAAATCGTATAAATGAAGCCCTTTACTTGTGGCTATAATTTCTCCATCTTCAACCCCTATTTCCCCGGCCATGTATTCTTTTAGTAACTGGATGGCGCCTAGATTCGCAGGGAACCCACCCCACAAGTCCCAGGATCGAAAATAAACGATAAAGTGTAGTCTGCCCCCGCTTATTCTCGTGTCAATGCCTCTGAGACAGGGCGGATCATTCAAATAAATCGACATGTCATCGCCTACAGTCATGTAAGCCTGGTTGGTATTATACCCGTTTTCCTTATACATCTTAATAACTTCCGCAATTTGGGCTTCTAAATACTGCCCATAAGTATAATCCTCGGTAGGACTTTTTGCCGAAGTCATTAGGTAAGGAAGATATTGTTCAAGATAACCATCTGCGACGGGATTAGGAATCCCTAATTGTGGAGGAATATCAGGAAGGAGGGGCCTTTGACCAGGATATTTGATATGAACTGTAACGTAGTCGAATTCCAAACGAAATTGACCGGCATAACTCCCCCGGTCAATGAGATACTTTTCTCCGACATCTAAAACTCTACACACACACTGAAACCACGCATCTGGTAAATCGCGTGCCTCAACAAACTCCAATTTCATATAAGATCTCCCGT